TTGTAACTGACATTGCAACTACACGCTCGTCTGCTATTTTCTTTTCCTGACGACGGGTTTCAGCAAACTTATTAGCGTCAGCCTGGTCACCGTATTGTTGAACGTAAGGAGTAATCAGCTTGGCAGCAAAGCCAGTCTGCTCACCCATCGTTGTAATAACGATTTGACGGAACTCACCTGTATAATACTGCTCTTCATCAGCAGTCAATGCACGACCAAACTCTTTAGCTTTAGCATCTAGGTAAGCATTACGCTGCTCAGGATACCTCCACTTCCAGTAGGCGGCGATCTGTCCTTCAGTAAAGTCAACTGCAAGGGCATCATCTTGTGCTCTAGCTTTAGCAGAGACGTTTGGATCACCACCTTTGGCTTCAAACTCTTCTGCTGCAGTGTTAAGAGCAATAGAGTTTTCAGAAAGAGCCTGCTGTTGAATAGCTTTCTCCAGCAGGTTATCTCCCGACATACCTTTAGCTACTTCAGCATTGAATTCCTCAATGCGTTTTTGCTCATAAATCTTAGTAGCTTCTTCACCAGCGGTTTTACTAAGAGTTTTAAAGGTGTCAAGAATTTGCTTTCTAGCGTCAGCGTCATTGTTGAACTGCTGCTGATCGCGTTTAGCTTCAGCTTGCAGTCCTTGAGCGATACGTTGATCATTACCAGTAGCAACCTGGTAATCCCTTTGCATAGCGCCTTTAGTGTACGTTTCATTCTCCTTCATTGCCTGAAGGACTTCCTTTCGGTTCCGAATCTCAGCTTCAGCCACGGTTTGCATACCTTGCAACCTACGTTGCCCCGCTTCACGGATCCGAGCTAGTTTACGTTCATCAACTTGTTCTGGTCTGTAGCCGCTAGCTTGAGCGGCTCTTTGATAATTAACTCGTGCCATAATTACGCAACTTCAATAGGTTGACCTTGCCCAATGGCCTTAATTGTAGGATTAGACGTGTCAGCAGTACTGTTTGTAGTCTTATAATAGTCATAAGCTTTTAGTGCTGAAGCAGTTGCACTAGCAGCCTGACCAATACCTGCGAACAGAGGTGCAGCAGTACTTTGATTTGCAGGTCCAGGAATGTAACCAGCAGTAGCTGCCATAGGCTCTACAAAAATACGCTCAGGCGGTCTAATAGGTTTGGGAATATCAGGTAGACGCTCAGGTTCAATCATCATAGCGTTACGTGCTTTGAGATCGTCTGCATACTTACTCATAGCAATATCACGCATGTTACGATCAGACTGAAGACCAGCACTCATCAAACTAGCCCTGAGGATAGCTGAGTTACGTCCGACTTCTGCAACAGTAGATTGAATGGCTTTAGCACGTGAACCACCTGCTTGCATAAGTGCAGCCTTACCTTCGTTTTGAAGTTGCTCAATTAACATGCCTTCACGTTGGAAAGCATCTTGAGCCATCAGTTCATTAAACGATGCTTGCTCAGATTCAACAGCTTGTCGTTCAGCAATGCTGTTGTAAACAAGTTGTTCTTGAGTTAATTCAACAGAACCTGCAAACTGTTTAGCAGCTTGTAGGTAGTTAAAGTCTTGAATCTCTTGCTGATAGTTCCAGTCCCGAATAGCAGTTTCCCACTGGTATTCTTGCTGACGCTTATAGTTTTCTTGGTCAGCAAAATGGACTAGTTTATTGTATGCGTTGGTTGTTTGGGCGGCACCTTCAGCCTGAGCCTGTTGGACTCGGGCATTCTGCTCAGCCCGACGGTTAGCTTGGGCAGCTGCTCCGGCACCAGAAATACCGCTTGCTATACCTGTTAAAGCACTGACAATGGCGGCACCTGCAATAAAACCTGCTGCCATAGTTAAGACCTCCTATAGAATCGTGGTGTATAGTTACCTTCCCACATCATCGACACCAACGATACAGGATATGGAAAATTACTTGTCACTTTAAGTTCAAAATTAGTATTACGTTGATGGATAGGGACAATAAACTGTCGCTCACTCTTGACAGGAGAACTATCGGCTGAGTAGTAGTCAGCATCTGCAGTGTGTTGAACATTACGCCACTCGTTAGAACCAGTTGCTTTCAGTTTAAACGTCACTGCACCTGTACGTCCCACAGAAAACTTAGCTCTGGAGACAGTCAAAGCAGCGGTAAAGTCAGTAGTGTTAGCGTCCCTACGGAAGTAGAATTTAGGTAGAGTAGCTTCAAAGTCATAGGGGTAACCAACAACTATGCCATCAGCATAGTCAGTGAAGTCACCTTTTACTTCGAAGTACCGATAGTTAGTACCACTTTCTGTACGCTCATATGCCGTAGCATAGTAACCAGCATCAGCTTCAATTTCATCATCTGTACCATCATCAGCTGTTGGCACAGTAAGAAGCATCATTGCCTCAGTCTGTTCGAATGGAGTGTACGGAACATAGATCTTAGTTAGATCATTAGTGGAGTCGTATACAACCGCGTCTACGGTGCCTGGGTTGGGCGAGACGGGGCGTGTAGCCATGTCCAGGCATGAGTTACCGTTAATGCTGTTAGCGGTCGCTACAACGTCTCCTGAGGGGATCTCATCAAGTGTGATAGTACCAATGGTGTACTCATCCTCATGCTGAGAAACAACAATAACAGAGTCATTGAGGATCTTAGCAGTTTGAATAGTACCAGGAAGTTCCCACTTAGTCCACGCTTGGAAGAGATCTTTCTCCCCGTTGTTGTAATAACGATAAAGATAAAGGTAAGATGTGTCCCTATCAATCAGCATAATCACTGAGTTCTGAGGACTCACCGTAAGGTTATCTACAGTGTCAGGAATCCATTCCAATACTACCTTACTGATGTCAACCACAATAGGAGGTTGTTCAACGTCACGTAGTTGGAGGGTAAACAGCTTACTGTAACCCGACACATTACTGACGAATGCAGTAGTAGTACCAACATCCACTGGTGCAATGTTCGTATTCATCTCATAGTTGGAGAGTGAACGAACAATGGTAGTGGTAGGTGTAAGAGTGCTTCCATCTGTGGTAAACACTTGGAACTGTTGACGCTCAGAGAACACCATCAAACCTTGAGGTGATGGCAACACATCAGACAAAGTAACAGGTCTGACGCTAGCCACGTTCAAATCAATCGGATCTGAGTCAATCTGTGTAAGAGCTGACTTAACAAAAAAGTTATAGGGATCGTTAGCAACACTAAAGTTAATGTTATCCGTGGAGAGGAATCCGAGTCGGTTATTATAAAAGAAAGTAGAAGTAATAGGATCCCCAATAAAAGCAGGTACAGGGCTAGTATCATCATCCCCAGCTTCCCGAGCACTCCAATCAATAGTGTCAAATGTAAAAGTGGTAGCACCAGTGTTAGCCAGTTCATGCGGCATGGTAGACGCATCGAATCCAGCAGACACATCACGTGCTACGGTTTCTTCCCAGTAACCACGTCCACCAACTGAATCATAAGCAATGAACTCAACGTGGTAGTTATCTGCTCCACTATCACTGTTAAGGATTTCAACGTTGTGGTTGTGGAAAGATTCAGTAGGAAGTTTAGTGATGTTAACAACGTCATCTTGGAAGGTTTCCAAAGAACCGTTACTAAGACCACCCTTACCAGAAATAGTGAACGCTAACGGCGTTCCACTGAATGCCACCGCAGTGGTTGGGCTAGAAATTTTAGTACCATTTTCTGATACTAGAATACCTTCTGCGACAATCCTGCGAGCACCTGCTCCACCGGAATCAGTACGTCTGATAACCAAGCTGTTAGAGTAGGCATTTAGATACCACGTACCTGCAAAGTCAGCATCACTAGCAGCTTGTTGAGCGGTAATCGTATCGACTAGCAGCTCAATAAAGTGCTCGTTACCGCCGTGGTGAGTAGCATCATAAATCAGGAAATCATCAAAGGTAACGTTGTTAGCAGCTTCATAAGTTGTATCTTCACCTTGAAGAGTAACTGTATAAATCTCACCGTCGGTAAGAGTAACTAGTTTAACGGTAGCAACTGAGTTAGCGACAAACGTACCAGCTGCCGTCATAGCAGTATTGACAGTACGATTAGTAATAATAGTAGTGTCTTGAATACTACGGAAGTGATAGTCACTCTGCTGAGTACCAGTCAAATACCCAGTTGCATTATTGGTAACCGTACACCACGTACCGTCTGCTGCAGTCCACACATAAATGTTGGTACCCTTGATAGCACCAATGTATGAACCTGCTGCACCTCGTTCAATAAAGAACCAAGCAGCATCCTCTAACTCGGTCTCAGTAAATGCGTCACCATTTGCCTTGTGTAAGACACTGGTGAACTGCATACCTGGACGCTTCAGCAAACCGTAGGTGGGATCAGGATAACCATTGACACATTCTGTCAGTTGTCCTTCTAATTTTTTGTCATCATTTTGACGTGATACACCACCAAGAAAGTTTGGTGTGAGTTGAGTTACTGCTGGCATTAGCGATACAGTGTGTGATAAGGTTGATAGCTTTGATAGTAATTCATTCCTTCGGGACTACCAAAGAAAGTAAAGTCTCCTTGATTGCACTCATACTCAAGCGCCATCGAACGTGCAAACGCTTCCTTCTGTTGAAGCATTTGGTATTGGTTAGGATCACCAATGATACGGCTAGACACAATGCTAGCGGCACGTGCTGTGATAAACGCTTGGACGGGTTCAGGAATACTTGCCCAGTCAAACTCCCACAGAACATCTACATAGACAGTTTCATCTGTCCACTTGTAGGAGTGGGTATTACGGTTGTAGAGTTTACCTCCACGATTTACACTATCCCGATTCAGGTTAACGGTCTTACCACTACTAAGGTCCATCTGTAGGACGTTATTAGGGATCTGGATTTCGTCGTTAGAATCAGGTGTAATAGGATAACTATATTCTTTATTGAATGTCCAGCCTTCTGACTGTACTTCGCGTGACACTTCTCTCAGGGTGTTGAGTGCAATCGCAACGTCCGGGTTGGTTGGTGTTTCAACTCTACTTGTAACGATAGATTGAGTCATTGCTCGTTCTGCCACCAACTGTGAGATGTTCACAGTGTAGCGGTAGGTCACCGGAGTAGTAGCTTGTTCGACACCTGCAGTAGCAATAGATGTACCATCTGCTACACCAGTACCTCCAATGTACGTACCAACAGGAATGTTGGCAGTCTCAGTGGTAAGGGTGGTGCCAGCAGCAGCAGGGCTACCAAGGTCGTCAATACGTCCAGTGAAACGACTGACTTCGTTAATTACAAGAGTTTCCTCAGTTGTCAACGTAGTAACAGGAGCCTGACCAACTGACGCCAGGATCTGATTAACAGCTTGTAGCTCAGTGTTGGAGCCAGTAGTAGGGAAAGGCATAATTGATAATAAGACTAATTCTCAATAAGGAATTAAAAAAAAGGAGCCCCCGAAGAGGCTCCC